AGTAATATTGCCTTGCTTATCTCGCAGAGCTTGCGTGTAAACGCCCAATTTCTTTTGACGCTCATCATCATTCGTACTTAGCTTTAGCTTTTCAATCTCAGTATTAGTTCTAGCCTCGCCTTCCCTGCGTTTAGCACCTTGATTACGAATATCATCAGCAAGCGCCCTGTCTTGCCTTTTGACAGTTTGGTTAGTGTTGTATGCCTGTGCGCCAGCCGCCGCCGCTGTTGCTAATGCTATCATTGTGCCAGTTGCAAGAGCCATCACATCACCTTCGTATAGTTTAGTTCAGACAATTCATAGCCCAATGATTCATACATCTTTGATGCTTGTGGTGGGCTATTAGCCATACACAGCATTTGTATTGATACAACACCTTTACTTCTGCAAACTCTTTCAGCTTCAACCATTAACTTCTTTGCCACACCAAGATTTCTAGCATCGGGAGAAACATACCAAACAACTTCATGTGCTGATAATACTTTTGCATTGAAGCCAAATGGGAACACTACAAGCCCAATCATTCCATACAAATCACCGTCAAGGTCTGCAACCTTAAACACGCCTGTATCGAACAGAATGTTCACAAGATTAACAACAGTATCCTCATCCATAGGGGCAACAGTTGAGTAGCAAGTTGTCTTGTAGAACTCCCCTGCCATTACTAAGATGGAAGGAATATCATCAGTCGTTGCATCGCGTATGACTATCTCAGACATTAGCCATCTCCAAAAATATTGGTGCTTGGTTTATAGTTTCCGTGAGCATCATAATCAGCTCTACGCCTAACAGCGTCATCAGCCGCCTTTTGATAATAGGATTTAGTGTTGGCAAATACATCGCCCAATCCATTAGCCATATCTGTTGCCTTTCCAGCATTAAGCCCTGAACGCATAGCAGAGGCAGATTGTGATGCGGCAGTAGTTGCATCCAAGCCTTGTGTTGCCATGCTAATTAAGCGCATACGGGAGTCTTGGTCAGCCGCTTCAAGGTTAGCACCACCGCCCTGAGATTTACGCTCAACATCCAATACACCTCTAGCGTAGTTTTCACCAATGCGCTTTTGTTGGTCAATGTTAGTCGAACCACCCGTTAAGCCACCACGCGCAAGTGCGAATTTTAAGTTGCGGTCAGTATCGGCTTTCTGGCGCGATAAATCTTCGCCAAAGAATTTGCGGAGTGAATTGACGTAATCGGCAATCTCGCCTTTACGCTGTGGGTTGTCATAGGCATTGTTGATACCAGACTGAGCGCCTTTAATAGCGGTTTGACGAGCATCTTCTTCTTTTTTAGCTTGGTCTGCCGCTTTGGTACTTCCGCCCATTCCCATGACTTACTCCTTAATCTTTACATGGCAAGCGGCATTTTGACCGTCTGCAAAAAATTTATGGTTGATACTCTCAAAATCCATTCCCAATCCACGCCTGTACCATTCTTGTGCCTTATGGCGATTATGTAATGAGTAACATTGAACACGATTGCATAAACGACTCTTTAATAAATCATCAATAGCGCGTTTGCTTAATTTTGTAATTGAACGCCAGTTCTTATCCCATCCTTCTTGTGTTCCAGCCATCCATGTTTGCCACACTTTTGCGCGAACTTGGATTAACCCTCCAACACAGTAAGGAGTACCGTCATTATCATATAAACCGAACTTAATTTCACCTATGCAATCAAGAACTGATGCCGTGAAATCATTTGGGTCATATTTACCATATCCAGTAATGGATAAAAATTGGTCAATCTCATCTTGTCGCATATTACTTGCAACGTAAAATATATCCTCAGTGGTAGGATTCATTGAGTAATTCATCGTATTTTCCAATTCTGTCTTATTTGAACATTAAACTGTTGAAGTTCCCAACCGCCAGAAGGATAGGCTAACTTAATGCTAAATGTAGGCGCGGAAACAGGAATAGGCACAGGGAATCCTGTCATGGAGTCAGTCTGTAACTGATAGGGTGTGGTAACTGCCAAAGGATTGGTTTGGTCGTAGCCAATACTAATTGTAGGGGCTACTCCATTGCCGACAATATCAACTGTTTCCATCATCTTTGTTACACCAGCCGTTCCAAAATCTAACCACGGGTACTGAACAATGCCCTCAAAATTAACTCCATCATCTTGAATAAGATTCTCATCCATTTCATAGACACAATCATTAGTGCCGTTGTTGCCACGCATATACAGCTTGTTGCCAAGCGTTGCGAAGTCATCAATCACAAATGGGAAAACGTATCGACTCCATGAACCCATCTTGCCTACTTGGTTTTGGGTATAGACGAATACGTTCTGGTATATTGGAACAGAAGGAACAGGGTTAGGGAATGCGCCGGCGCTCGGTGTGTAATTGCCGTTATATCGAGCGTAGCTAGTAAATCGAAACTCATCGTAATAGCATGAATGGTCAAAGTCGCCATTATTTGTGCCACCTACTAGATGTATTTGCGAGCCAGCAGTCCATGATGTATAACCAACCAAGGCTGTAGAACCCACATTTACGCCGTTTAAATAAACAGTGACAATTTCAGATACGCCACCAGTTTTTTCTACACAAATATCATAGCCAGTGCCTACGACTATTGGTGTATTTGTGCAAGTCAAAAGGACTGTTGAAAAATAATCAACTAAGCGCAAAATCCCGCCCGTTGTTATTTGCACATCAAAGCCCGAAGGCGGCGTTGTGAATTTAGAACTGCCTGTAATGGAGCTAAAATTCACCCACATTTCATAGCACCAGTTCTGGGATGTAGTTAATGCGTTTTGCATTACTCCATTTAGTCTATAGCCAGACGTTTTATAAAAAGAAGTGCCTCCCGTTTTGCTTCTTGTAGATGAAAGAGTTAATGTTGATGGGTTGTAATTAGTCCAAACAACGTTGCCAGAAACTTCATCGGTTAATGTTGGAGAGCCTGCCGTTCCGTTCATGTGGCTTAGGCTCAAAACATAAGACGCATAAGGGTCTATGCTACTAGGGGCAGTACCGTCACCTGTCAACCAATACTGCCCCATACCAGTGTAATAGGTGGCTCTCGGAACAAGCCCTGCGGCTACAGCCGAATTTACAGAAGGAACTACCATAGAATCAATAGGTGAACCCACATCACCGCTTTGTAGGGATTCGCTAGAGGCACTCAAACCAATTGTACGAACACCTTGCGCACTTAAGAAGAAAAGCTCGTCAGCGACCTCCTGTGCCGCCTGTTGGTACAGTGAGCCAATGCCTTGCATCTGGTCTAACAACGCCATTGATTCAGGGTCAGGGTCAATCTGCCACATCTGGAAGCAGTTGGCATTGAATACAACAAGGTTATTTCTATAAAGCCCAGAAACAGTAATTTTATTTGCACCAGCTTGCTGTAAGCCAGTTGGCAAATATCCAGCATCACGCTCAGTACTCCAATCCAACGGATTCACCGTGGCAGAGAAACGCATAATATCATCATCGCCAACAAATACTTTACTTGCACCTATGGATACAACTGTTTTTTGTGGGCATTTAGGGTCATCGACAATGCGTGAGATGGCTACCCATTGCATCGCACCATCGAGCGTGTAATTACCTACACCCGTAATCCATGTAGGCTCACTGCCAGAAGATACTAAGTCTGGGGAGGCAGTCCATGTGACACTAGATAATGTCACCGCTTGCCACGTTACAGTGCCATCTACAACGGTATTACCAAGTACAACTGGCCATGTTGGTTCAGTGCCAGCAGAAGTTCCTAAGCCAGATTGAACGGCTTTATACTCAAGTCCAGTAGTAGCTAATGCGACAGTTAAGTTCCAAACAAAATTATCAAAATTATGCCTAAAGCCACCATCTGCCTTAACTGAGTCGCCAGCTATTTTTACAAAAGCGGCAGTGGCGGGAGCAATGCCTGTAACGATGGATTTTTTCCAGCCACCATCAGACGATGTGATGTAGGTAGTAGCAAATGACTTGCTAATCTCAACGAGTCCAGATGTGTACCAAATTAAACACGCCCTACCTTTATTGACACTAGCACTTGCACCACCTTGATGATACATACATGATGCAGTAATGCTTGTTCCAGCCGTTACAGCTAGTGCGGTAGTTATTTGAGGGTAGGTAGTGCCAGTTCCGTTGACACGAAGCGATTGAGTACCTTGATATGCGAATGTGGCATCAATAGCAATATTGCCAGCAAAATCCCAACTAACTGCACCAGATTCAAAACCAGCATTAGGAATAGCTACCGCTACTGATGAGGGAGCAGAGGCTCTCTGGACAATTGAACCAGTTGGGTATTGGGTGCTAGGTTGCCAAATAGGGGATGCCATTAGAGTAAGTAATTCCTATCATATCGGTCAATAGTATCAGGCGGTAAATTCACTGTGCCACCACCACCAGTTGTTGTGCCACCATCTGTTGTCGTAGTTCCAGTGCTTGTTCCAGTTGTTGATGCGTTTCCTTCAATGACAATTGCGCCATTTTCAGCAACCCAAATAGGTTCAATAGTTCCACTAGAAGGGTTTGAACCTGTGACAGCAGTAACAGTGTATTTAAATCCATTTGATAATGTTGGAACAACAACATCACTTATTGCTCTAGCAGTCAACGCAACCCATTTATTTAGTGGAGTTCCAACTCTAACGGCTTTATATGAGTAACCATTGGCTGTGGTTGGCTCTACAACATCGCCTTCTTTATAAGCGGTGTTAGCAGTCCACACTTTAGAAGATTGCAACCAGAAGTGATGTACAGACCCATCAGAGTATTCAGCAACAACATACAAATTACCTAAGAACGGCTCAGAAAAATGAATCTGTTTTAAAATTAACGTGCCATTATTCGGGTGTCGCAAAATAATAACGTCAATAAAGGCATCTGAACCAGTGGACGCACTGTGGTGGAAGGTTTTTAATTTACTTCCAAAAACACATAGACCTTTAGTATTTACTGGCAATGTTTTCTTGTTACTTGTACCGCCACGAGATTTAACCGTTCCTGATAAAGTCAGATAGCCATTCAATAGGTCATACAAAGACTCAGGATTAGCACCGCCTTTAGTTCTAAGGCGATTTATCCCTTGCTCAAGTTTTGTCAGTGAGGTCATGGGGCAAATGGCACAGTAGGAACAGGCGCAACAAATGGCTCAAGTGACTTACCACCACGATATATGTAGCGGTTTGTTTGGTGCGAACCAGCTACCAAGCCTCCCAACATAACTTCCATAATTTGAAGCTGTGCGTTAGCATCAGGCTGACCATAGTGTATCTTTGCAAGATATAACGCCATCAGCAACACTAACTCATCATCAATAGTTGGTGTATCACTATCTGCCGCAAAAGGCAGTAATCCATAAGCCCCTTTGATGCGGAGGTACTGGACAGTGGCATCAGGAACAGGGAATATCTCGATAGATTGATTTATTTGATAGTGGCTAGGGAAGCCTTTGTTTCCAGCAGTTCCATACAACTCTGGTGGAATTCCTGAAACAAGCGGAGTCCATGAGCCATTGCGCTCAATACCAACCCAACTAACCTTTGTCGCAGACATAGGCTTGCTTGCGCCAGTACCAACTTCTTCATTGGTGTTCAGTCCATAAAAACGCTGATTATTAACTAGAGTCCATGTGTATATGCGTTCTTGACGCGCGATTTCAGGAC